ATAAGGAAATAACATATGACTTTTTTATCAGCAGCAATCGTAGTCCCTATCGTAGTACTCTTCTTAGGTACCGCCATGTCGGAGGTATCATCTGCATTGACTGAGCCACCTGCACCTGAGGTTGTCGAAGTACTAGAGTAACCCTGCCACCTAAGCATGTGCCTAAACTGCTTACCTCTCTCACATAAGGAATTATAATGTACACTATCATTACAAGAAATCAATGTAACTTCTGTGACACAGCTAAGAAATTATTAGAAGCATCTAGCCAAGGCTACACTGAATACAACATACAGTCAGAGAGTTCTAAGTGGGTGTTGTCTCTACTTAAACAGGCTAACATTACTACAGTACCTCAAATCTTTTCAACGTCAGGTGAACACATCGGGGGCTATGCAGAGCTAAAGAATTTACTGGACAAGGTAGAGGATAGAATTTAAGATGCCTGATGATGAGGACTTATCTGAGTTTGACTACATAGCTGGCTCACTGGTAGGTTTTTGTATGACCTACATAGATAAAGATATGCTGTGGACTATACTCAACCATGTTCGGAACAGCTACGAACTTGCCGTTGCTCTTGAGACACAGGAAGACTTGATGATATGTGTTGAAGAGTACTATGAAATAAATAAGTGAGGACAGAACTTTGGTTCAACAGAAACCTAAACGACAAACAACTAAACGTGACACCACCTATAAGGGTGCAGCCAACAAAGCTACAGCCCCGTTACTCGCCCGTAACCCTAACCAACAACTCTACATAGATGCACTGCAGTCACACAATCAAGTCATAGTGTTTGGCCCAGCTGGTACAGGAAAGACTTACGTTGCTGCCACCTATGCTGCAAACCAGTACACTCTTAAGACCATAGATAAGATCGTGATAACTAGGCCTCACGTAGCCGTAGGAAGGGATGTAGGGTACCTCAAAGGCTCGTTAGAGGAGAAAACGTTACCGTGGGCCTTACCAGTAATAGACGTCCTTGAGCAGCATTTAACGAAGGGTACAGTAGAGACAGCAGTTAAGAATGGTAACATCGAAGTAGCACCTATGGCCCTTATGAGGGGAAGATCATTCGACAAAGCATTCATTATCGTAGACGAAGCACAGAACGTCACGGTACATGAGATGAAGATGTTGTTGACAAGGGTAGGAGAAGGGAGTACCATTGTACTTAACGGAGACATACAACAGTCAGACATTAAGGAGACAAGTGGCCTAGCTAAGATCACCCACCTAGCTAAGAAACACAGCCTACCTCTACCTGTTGTAGAGTTTGGTATTGATGATGTTGTTCGTAGTGCAACCTGTAAAATGTGGATAGAAGTTTTTATGAAAGAGAATATATAATGACTATGGTTAGATTTAAGTTCGACAAACGTTTGTACATGGCCTACGATACACCAGCCAAGGAAGCCTTAGTTAAGTTACTAGAGGCAGGGGGCCACACCATTGAGAGTACTGTAGAGAACTACAATGCTGATGTAGTATCCTCTAAGGATGGCCTGATGTACTACAATGAGGCAGAAGTTAAGACAGGATGGAAAGAAGAGTGGCCCCCTCACTGGGCTGAGATTAGGTTACCTGAACGTAAGAAACGTTTGGTTAAGATGTACGAAGAAAGGGAGGGTGTGCTAAACTTCTACATCTTTAGGCCTGACTTCAAGCAAGTGTGGAGGATCAAAGACACCTTGCTGAAAGACAGCAGCCTTAGGGTAGCCAAGGGTAGGTACATCACTCACGGAGAGAGGTTCTTTCATATACCTTACGGGGATGCTGAGTTAATTAAACTGTAGATAAAAGTAAACCCCCTTGGATTTCTCCTTGGGGGTTCTTTATTTTTTAGTAGCCTGACTTCTTTGTCTTCTTCTTAGGCTTCTTCATAGCTGAGTCCTTCATCAGCTTACCACTAGGCATGTAGTGTGACCCCTTAGGTGCTGGTTTCTTTTTCGTCTTCATTTCTTTCTACTCCCTTTAGGTTTCTTAGTTGAAGAATCTCTTATTGCCTTATCTGTTGGTGCTCCTTTTGCACCTTTCTTTCTCATTTTCTTTCCCGCCTTTCTCTTCAGCTCTATATTGTGCCACAGTGAATGTCCCATTATGCATTGTCTCCTACTTTAAAACACTTAGGTACGGCGTAGTGTCCATTGATTATTATAATACCAGCCATCTTAACGGCATCCTTTTCACATTGCTCACGGGTGTACCAAATGTTACCCTCATTGGCTACCACCACACAGGTAGTAGCTTCAAAGGTAGCACAGGCAAGTACTGCAGCTAAAAACATCTACCACTTCACCTTATTTGCCCAGTATGCAGCTGAAGATTTACCCTTAGCTATATTCTTTTTGTGTCTAGCTTTAAAGGCTTTGTTCCTAGCTGTACCATCTGGGCTACCCTTGACGCCCTTCTGTCCAAACCTAATAATCTTTTCTTTGCCATCAAAACATGCCTTGACAACATGAGATTTAGTCTTATGGTCTGGTGTAGTCTTAGGTGTGTTACACTTCATCTTTGCTTTGTCAAGTTTTGCCATTACCACTTCCCTTGTTTAGTACCAGTGAACCACAGTACTGTAATTAGAGTACCTACACCAGCTAGAATTAACAGTGCAATCAGAGCACCGTTCACACAGTTATCAAATAACTCTTGCTTCTTATACATCTCATCTTGCCTGATCTTCCTCATCTGGCCCTCAATTTGCAGCACTTCTTTCCAAGCTGATGGCCCGTAAGTCCATGATATATGGTCTTTAATTTCTTTTCTCATGTGTTCCATCTTCTTCTTCTGTGCAAAGATTTCAATGGCGTTAGCACTGTTGTCAGAGAGAGCCTTGTAGAACGGAGGGTTCTTTGCCTTATCTTCTGCATACTGGAAGTCACTGAAGGCAGCACCCCACTTAGAGAGAGCACCACTCATCTGTTGAATGTCTTTACCTGCACTAATCCCTTGCTTTAAAATGTTAAAAGCACTGGTAGCTAACCCGACAGCAGTGATAGGGTCAATCATCTACTTACCCCAATTCTGGTTTCTCAAGTCTTCCATCATCAGTCTAATAGACTTAATGTTCTCATCTATACGTCCCATAGTGACAGCCTGTGCCTGTACGATATTCTCAAGGGCCATGATCCTTGTTTCTTGACGTACAATCTCTCTTGTATTGCTCTCAATATCACTGTTAAGAGCAGACACAAACCACACAAGTGCTGTTGTTTGAGCTACGATAGCTAATATAAAAGTCAACGGTATCGACTTAGACAAGTGCCATTCTTTTTCTCTGTTCATTTTGTAAACCCTGCTCCGAAATAAAGTCCGACTATAGCCGATACAATGTGTGTGTCTAACGGTGTAATGACGAAGCCTGTTGCTGACTGCCATACGATCTGCTTGTCTGGGCCAAATAGGAAGTTCCAGAAACCTCCTTGTATTTCTGTGTAACCCACAAACACTGGCACTTCAGGGTAAAATACAGCAACCAGTTTAGGTAGTACTATTATAGAGAACACAGCTGATAGTGCTATGATCCTACGTGTCCAAGCAAAGTGAACGTCCTTAGCTCCGTGCTCCCTTGCCTCTTGCTGACCAGCTATGAGTAGCTTCTGTTGTTCAGCCTTGTTCTTGTTGTTCATTCCCCAGATGGACATAACCCCACCTAAGATGGTTGATAGTAACATGGTGAGTAGTTCTAAAGGTAATCCAAACATTATAAACTCGGTACTGTGCCACTGGAGGTATTTCCTCCAGCTGCTCTTGTGATTTCGTATGTAGAACCATCAGCAAAAGTGTAAGTACCTACTCCAAAAGAGGTATCCCAAGACACTACCCTATCCTCTGCTAGTACAGACCAGTTATATTCTACAGCCCTCCGTTTCATCAAACCTCCAAGTATTCTACCATTCTGGGTGGGGGAAGTGTTGAGGATACCACGAATATTTACAGGATTTCTTTGGTCTATTGGCAGCTGTAGTTCTTCTATTACATCAGTCATAGAATCATAACCGATAGAAGCTGGCCCTGCATTCCAAGCTAAATCTGTCAGAGTTTTTAAAGCTGTAGTATCCAAGTCAGAAACTTGTACGTTGGCGGGTAAGTTGTCTGTAGCCTTATCTTTAAAAGCTTGTATAACAGCCGTAACCCAACTATCTGTTGTCGAGTAATCTTTAGATCGGACACCTTCTTTAGTTGCATCCTCAATAGAAACTAAACTTGGGTCTAAATCATCGTTACCAGCAACACCTTGTGAAATCCAAAATCTTCTACGGCTAGTTTCATCTCTAGGTACAGACAGACCGTTATACTTAATACTGTCTGTGACAATACCAAAGGGTAAAGTCAGCATTGGAAACTCGTTGGGGCCAAAGTGAGCTTCTAAACCCTCTAAGTTACCCACACCTAGTGCAGTTTTTAAAGCAGGTACATCCTCTGTAGGCTGAAACTTCTTTGTTTTAGGGTCTTGTATTCTTTCGTATGTTGTGGCGTCAAGGGTTCCAGTAACAGGTAATCCTTCTGCTTCTTGAAATGCCCTTAAAGCAGCTTGAGTACCAGCACCAGCCCCGCCATCAATACCCCTTGGTACATAACCAAGCTGTGTTAAACCAGCCTGAGCAGAACGAGTAGCTTCTCTGGTGTCTGTAAAGTCAGCATAACCTTGTCCTATTGTTTGTGTCACCAACTCACTTGAGTACCTAGGACTTTCTGCCATTGATATAAAGTTTTGTTCGTCAGGTGACAAATTCCGTTCTACAAATTGATCGTCTGATTGTGGTGTTACTATAGCTTCAGGTAATACAGGTTCGACAAACCCTTCTGCTTCAGGTTCAAATGTCCTATCCTCCATACCAACACCTGACTGAAAGAACTGACGATCTGGGTCTTCTGACACAGGGGCAGGGTCTGCTTTGGTAGTTGCTGTGTCAACAAGCTCAACAATCTCATCAAAGTCCCAGAAGTTACCCTTAGCAGGTGTTGTTTCAGTGACCTTAGCAGTTTCTGCTTTAGTAACTACTTCATCGTTGTCCCAAAAATTAGCCATACCCTTACTGTCTCCTCTTAATTCTGAGAGTAGGGTCAGTACCAACCCTATAATAAGTATCAAAAGGAATCTTTGTATAATCTTGTTCATTCTTTATAAGCCAAGGGCTTTCTTCAGACCCATCTGCCGTTAGCTCTTCCAGTGGGACTACCTCACCAACCTGTATCTCTTTATCATACACCCCGCCACCTTGACCCATATTCAGACCCGTAGTATCCTCTACTAAAGGAGGGCCAGTAGTAATAGGTGGTAAGTTTACTTTTAACTTCTTAGAGACAGTTTTAAACCTAGCAAGTTGTTCAGGTATGCCTTGAAACTCAGAGTACCTCATAGCCATCCCTTTGAACAACGGGCCTTGAAGGACTTTAGTAGCTGCATCAAACTGTTTGTAACCTAAATCATCTGTTGTCGTGAATTTACCTTCTCTTGCTAGTCTGTTACGTAAAGTTTCTTTTGCACTTGTACCAGCCTTCCAGAGGGCTTCAAAGTTTCCTCCATAGTAAAGGTCAACAACAGCTGCAATGCCCTGTATTTGAGGGTCACTACTATTGGGATCAAGCATAAACTTGCCTGTATCTTTATCTAGTGAAATACCTGCCAGTGTCTGAATCTTACCAACTGCTTTTAAACCGTAAATCTTCTGATTGTGCTCAAGGGCTTTACCTATCTGAAGTCTAAGGGTATCAGCCATGTCTGCACTTGCCCCACCTAGTCTCTCAAGTGCATTTAGATTCATAATAACACTGTCAGATGTTAGAACGTCTAGGTTAAGGCTTGAGTACTGTTCATTCTGTGTTAATGCAACAGCAGTTGTTGTAACACTTGTAGCAAAAAGGTTAGCAGATGCAGAATCTGCAAGGTCTACTGGCTGCAGCCTACTTATGTTGTGTCTGTGCAAGTTAAGAGATAAAGTTTTCTGTTCTTTGTTTAACTTGTCCCACTCTGCTACGGCTGCAGCTGGTATGACAGAACTAGTTTCTATTTCTGACGTAGTGACACTACCTGCATCATCAGTTATTCCCATAAATTCTAATACTATTGGATCGAAGTTTAACGTAGAGTAGTCTATTGGAGTAAGTTCAGTTGCTGTAGCTAAACTATTCATAACTTCTTGAGAAGCAGTTGTTACTACTCTTGCTAAAGCATCAGGGTTTTGCAAGGCCATTGCAGTAAACGGGCCATCCCCAGACAGAACAATACTAGCTATTGCTTGGTTTGATTGAGCTGTAGCATTTTTAAAGTCGTAGTCCTCTAAGGCCTCAAAGGTAGCTTCAATAGATTTTAGCTTTGCATTCATTGCCTCCCACTTTTTCATACCTATTTTATCAGTAGGTTTCTGAAATGCACGTTGACCTTTAAGCTCAAGGAAGCCAGCCTTCAGCCTATTTAAAGTATCTAAGCTTAAGTCCCCTCCTTCTACCTCTACACCAAGGGCTGCAATAAGTGCTGATGTAAAGCTCTCAAGGGTTGTCATGTTTTGATCGAAACCTTTATTAAAGTTACGGTTACCTTGTATGATACCCACAGCCTGTGCCTGTACATCTATTGCATAGGCATCTATAGCAAGAGCAGCTGCCTCATCTTGACTAATAGTCCTACCATTCTCTGCAGCTAAGTTTATCTGCTCCTGTATTTTACCTAGTCGGATAAAACGATCTTGCTCCTCGAATAGTTCTACCTGAAGATTCTTAACATTTTCTGGCCCCTTAACGGTAATGAATATATCTTCACCAAAGAACTGAGAAGTCACTCCCTTCTGCTCTGGGTTTAAACCTAAGTTAGCAAATTCTGCAGCATACTTCTGTTGAAGATTATCTTCTGACATACCCTTTGCTCTGTCCTGTTTAGCTTTAAGGAGTAAGTTATTAAATGTTGCACTATTTCTATCTGTTTGAGTAGCAGTTGTCCTGTTAGCTATAACACCTTTCTGAAGTACCTCTCCAAACTTTAACAAGTTATTTACTACTGCTAAATTTGTTTCGTTCTGAGAGGTACCTTGAACCCCTGCTTCAAATGCAGCTGCCCCCGATATGTTTTGATCTACTGTAAATGCCATGTTATTCTCCTGATGCAGCTTTTGCTGTAAGTTGTGAACCAGTAGACTGGCCTGTTGCTCTCTTCATTAGGTCAACTACTGTCTCCATTCGGACAACACTCCTATAAAGTTTGGTTTGGTTCTCAACTGAAAAACCTCCATCACTTATTAAATCCATTACGTCTTCAAAGAGTTCATTACCTGCTCTCATTTTAGCAGGTTCCCCAGTGGCGATCAAGTTGTATGCTTCATCAGACCAACGGTCTATATTTTTACGGGCATCTTTATACTTAGCATCTTCCTTGTAAGAAATATCCTTAGCATCGTAGTGGTTAAGAACTCTCATGGGGGTAGCACCACCTATGATTGAGGCAGCTAGACCGTATGTTCTTTCACTCTCATCAAAAGTACCAGCTAGACTACCTCTTTTGCTACGGTACTCACCTGTTTCAATAAGGTCTTTAATCTTCTGGTACATGTCTACTGACTTTACGTTACGTAGAAGTAAAGCAAGCTCTTCCTCAAAGATGTGTCTATGACCACCTGTAAGAACTGTTATCATACTCTTGATGGCTTTGTATGCATCATAACCTATCTGCCCTGATGGGCCTGTGGCTGCTATGAGGAAAGGGTCTTCAGCAAATAGTTCTTGGTACTGTTGTACTAGCCCACCTAAGGGAGATATACGAGAACCTAAGGAAACGTCTGCACCAGATGTAGGCAAGTTAAGTAAGTAGTCAAACAAACCAAACTTTACTATGTTTAAAGAATTTGTGGAGTTTTCATCTTGTGGGTCAATACCTAAAGCAGCTGCACCTGCAGTCCATTTAGCTGGGAAACCCATACCTCTTGTACCAAACAGGATAGTATTAAAGCCTACCATTCTGGCTCGTTCTGCACCTGTCAAGTCCCGTCCAATAAGAACGTTATCTGCAAATCTTAGGGTGTAAGACTGCCACTGTGTAGCTAGGCCTAAGATTGCACCCTCTTGGTAGGCACCTTTCTGCCCTGAGGTCATTCTGAAAGACATTACCTGCTCACGGTTGGCTACAAACTGCAGTCCTTTTTCAGTAAAGACACCACCCTTGTTTCCTTTGGCTCCGTACTCAATAACTGCTGCACCTGCAGCTGCAATACGTCCGTAAAGCTCACCCATTTTAAAGGGAGTAAGGCCAAGCTCTAAAGCTTCTGCTACAAGTGTCTGATTATTTCCAAATGCTGCTCCACTCCGTTCCAGAACTGACGAACCTACCACATCTCTACCAGATTCCCTCATATAACGTACTGTATCTAGAAGTTCTTGCTTAGACATGCCAGAAAAACCCTTTTTGTACATAGAATCTATGTCGGCAAGCATTGCCTTTTCAGTTTTTCTCATTAGTTGGTAGATTACAGGTACTGCAACTGAAGCTTTTGCCCCAGCAAGGGGGGAGATAGCTATAATTTGTGCAACGTGTGAGGCATTAAGAACAAACTGATCTGGATTAGCAAGGCCCATCTTAAGGTGGAAAACAAAACCCCTTGCCCTGCCAGCTGCACCACCAATCCAATCTTCTGGCTTAGTCTTTAAACCTTTACCAAGCTTAAATACTCCCTCATCAAAAATATATTGTGCTGCCATAGAGTAGTAAGTATGTTCTTTGTCTGCAGCTTCGTGGATATTAAGGCGGCGTTTTAGAACTGACTGTTGATCTATCATATCTGCCTCGACAGATTTAGAACCAGTATTCTTAGCTTGAACCTTAGCTAACCTTATGTAGTCTTCTGGGTTGGAAGGCTCTGCACCGTCAAACCGTACATTCTTTAATCTTTTTGCCTTGCTTACCCATCCGTTAATACCTGCCTGAGTTGCTTTGTAGTGAGCAAAGCCGTAGGCTGAAGACTGAAATTGCTCTATGATGTTTTTAACGGGGTCTTGGTTAACAACTTCTGCACCGCCGTACTCTGTAAGAGGGGCATCACCACGTTTACGGGCTACTTTCATGGATTGATATTCACCAATATTCATTCCTTGACCGTCTACGATTTCAGCATCAACCTGTTCGTCCCTACGTTTCAAGTCAAACTTTGAAGTAAAGGTTTCTTTTCTTGCAACTGAAGCAGCCTTCAAGTCTGCAAAGGTAGTTATGTTGGGGTTCCAAGAGTTGTTAGCTGCAATAACTTTATTAACTCTTATAAGATTGGCACCAGAAAGGTTTAGTTCTTTAATACTCTTAATACTTAAACTTTTAAATATAGGGGCCAAAGAAGCTTGAATGTTATTTAACTCAGTCACTGCTTTTTTTGCATCTCTAGCACTAAAAGAACCAACAAGGGTACGGAAGCCTGTAACCATTTCAGAACCACCTTCAGGTGTTACCTTAGTGACAGTTCCAATAAAGAAGTTTAGTGTTTCATTGTTACGTGATCCACCAAAGTTGTAACCTAAAACGTCTGACTTCTGTGGTATGTTAGCTTTCTTAACATCAGTAACGAACATGTAATGTTTACCATCTACATCCATAAAAGGAGTGTCAAGCCTGTACACTATACGGTCACCAACATTGGAACCCTTAACCCGTCCTTGCAAAGTACTGAAGATAATATCAGTATCCTTAACGGTTTCATGGACAACACCTATTGCACTAAAGTCATTACTGAGAGTAACATTCCAGCCTTTACGGGCTGTGACAGTCTTTAAAATAGCAGTAGCTTTGATGTTCCAAGAACTATTATTAAAGTCAACCAGTGTACGGTATGCTTTCATTTCTTTTTCACTAGGTATTCTATTATTGATAAGCTTAAATGCAGCTGCAAACTCTCCGTCTGAAGGTACTGCCCTCGTAGAAGCTAAGTCTAACTCAACATCACCAGATGGCCCGTCCCTATAGCTTTTCATAACCTTGTTAACTGCTTCAAGTTCTTCCTTTGATAAAGCAGTCAAGTCTTTTAGTATAACATCAGCCTCTTTACCAATTTTAGATACCATACTTTCGGCTGCATTAAGCATAAAACCAAGTCTTGGCCCTAAGGCTGTTTGCCCTGCAGATAGGATACGTGCAGAAGCCCTCTTAATAAAGCCTTCCTCTACTGTTACACTTTCAATTTCGTCACCAAGTTTACTTGTGTCAATACGTTCTTCATAACGTAGATACCAACCACGTTTACTTTCGTTTACACCAAAGTCAGCCTCTAGTTCATCACTGTTTCTACGGATAGGTACATAACGTGGATCATCCTTCACTGCCTTCATGGCTGCAGCCTTTGTTGGGAATGCTGCACCGTCTTTATTCTTACCCATTATAGCTGTGTAGATGTACTGGTCATTACCTTCTGTACGTGTTCGAGATAGTTTAACAAAGGCATTAGTAGATGCAACCTTTAAACGTGCAGCAACCTCTTCTGTTGCCTTACCTAAGTCCTCCATTGAAAAGGTTTTACCAGTTATAATACCATCCATAAGCTCCGACATTCTGTTGAACATCATAGATGTTTTGGTACCTTCAATAACTGTAGCTGAGTGAGGTACGTTTACGTTAGGGGTAGGGTCTAGAGTTGAGGGGCCAGCCTTACCTGCTACCTGAGTAGAGGCACTACCATTGTTAAGCTGCAAGACAGTAGCCTTGCCACCAGCCTCTGCACCCTTTGTAGCTGTGATAGCTTCTGAAGGGCTACGTGCAGCCATTAACTTTTTAATAGTCTCACGGGACGGTACAGTATTTAGTACTTTTGAGCCAGCTGCTTTAGCACCTGAAGATAAAAGCCTTCCAGCCGTTTTAGTAACGCCAAGGGTAGCTATGTCTAGAATAGCTATAAGTTGATTAAAGCCAGCATTCTCATCTACCCCAAAGTTGTCTACAATTTCGATAGCATCCTTAATGGACTCATACTCTCGAATGTTAAACAGCCCTCTTGACTCTATGCTCTCAAACTCTTCATCCCAGTAAGTGTCAAACTCTTCTGAGTTCATAGAGAGAGTTTGTACGTACTCTTCTGACCTTGCCTGATCTCCACGGAATAGATTTTTAATTACGTTAGTAGTGAAGTCTCTACCTAACTCACCAAAGCCAGCTGTTATCCATTTAAATGTACTTGGGTCATTAGCTTCTAACTTTTCAGCAAACCGTTTCTGTAGAATTTCATAGTTTGTAAAAACTTGTAGGGTTTCTTTGTTAATTGTGTCATCATCTACAAGTAAAATGCTGTTAAGGATAAACTCACGGGGAGCTATAGCTATTTCTTTACGGGCAATGTACTCCTTAGTCATAGTACCAGCCTGTTCTATAGGGATACCAGCCTCATACAGAGTGTTAAGGTAGCTTTCCATGTCTGGGTACTGTTTAGCTAAACCTTCAGCTGAGAAGTCACGTTCAGATCGTGCTGCCTCAATCTCAGAAGGTGGTACCTCTAAGATAGTAGATAGTTCTGCAACAGAATTTCTCTCAATAGGAGATGCTGGGTCAACTCTAGTTTCTACTATTATCTCTTCAGATAAGCTTTCATCAAGAGGAGTTTCTGTAATCTCAAAGGAGGGAATACCAACCATTCTCATACATCCTTAGGCTTAGGCTTAGGAAGACTGTCTTTTATTGTCTGAAAACCATCCATGCCCATAAAAGCATTTGCAGCCATCCCAGCTGCCTGAAAAGCTACCTTAGATTTCATATTTAATTCAGATGCTCTAAGGCCAAATTCTGCAGCATTAGCATTCAAGCCACTTAGTTGTGAGCCAAAGCCAAACTCAGAACCTAGCTGAGATTGTCCAGCACCTACTGCACCAGACAACCCTGAACTCTGAGAAGTACCTGAAGCTTCAGCACTTGCCCTTGAACGTGCCGTTGCTAAGATATTAGCCCTGATAGCTGCTCTACGTTGCCTTTTGACTTGAAGCCTCTGTGCTTTCTGTTGTGCTTCTACCTGTAGTCGGCTTTGATAAGCAGCCTTACGCTGTTCATTTAAACCAACACCAGTACCTACTACTGCTATTGTAGCCAGAATTGCTGTTACTGCCATCTTATAATTCCTTTATGTAGTTAGTCTCAGACTTTAAGTAACCCTTTTTCTCGTATATATCTGAAAGGTCTGTTGTATCTTCTAAGTAAGTCATTGCAACGAAATCAGCACCCTTAGTCAAAGCCCAATTTTCGTATGTTTTAAGAAGTCTAAAACCTGCAGTAGTCGTTCTGTGTTCTTTGTTCACGAACCATGCAATCTCAGTAGCTATTCTAGCAGAGGAGAATATAGGCTCACCGTACAGGCAAGCAAGAAGACCTATCAACTCATTATCTTTTTCAGCTACAAATATCTCATAGTTATCTGTAGGTAAAGACTTAATAATTGCTTCTTGTGTTTTCTTAGCATCCCACGAATATGGTAGTTTAGACTCTTTGTGGAATTGTTTGAATAAGATAAGGCAGTCTAGTATGTCTTCTTCTACTGCTGATCTAATGTTAATAGCTGTTGTTTTTTGCACCAATAACCTCGTATCCTACTATATGAAAATCTTTACCAGCTGTACTCTCAAAGCGTAGCTTTAGATTTGTACCCCGTCCCCTTACTTTAGACTTGGTGACGATAGTATCTGTCGGATAGTTTATTGAACCAAGGTCTGAAGGGTCTACAACTGGTACATTTTTTAATTTATATATCTCTCTAGGTGTTCCAGCAGATTTACTCAGTCCCCAGTAAGCAGACATAAGGCAACTAGATGGGTTTATGAAATCGTATCCAAGACCGTTAGATACGTAGCCCTCTTCAGTCAGCCTCATGTAAGTTGTAATAAGTGGAGCATTCTTTTCAGAAGTCATGTCACCCATAAAGTCATAGCCAGCTTCTACAAAACTTTTGTAGTTGGCAGTTCCCCAATCTAAGTAAGATGAGCTACTGAAGGTAGCAAATGTTATCTTACCTGTAGCTCCATCACGAACTAAAACTTTAATTTCACTATCACCCTCAAGGTAGTTCCTGAACAAAGTAGATGTTACATCATCTGCACCATTTATAATATCGTCTACTCCGTTAACTACATCAAGCACTGTTTCTGTAGCACCTAGTCCACCGTAGTAAGACGATCCCATAATGTAAGAAGTATTAGCAGTTTCATCTTCAATCCTCCAAGGATAGAAAGCCTGTAGAGCCATATCCATCACTAGGATGTTGTTATACTTGTAAGCTATACTCTCATCGTTATCTGGATAAAACCAAAACACACGTTGGTTTATCGTGTCATACTCTACGTGTATTTCAGCTTTCTTAGAGTTGTCTATCTTTTTCCAAAACTTTTGAATAGTTGTTAAGGTAAGGTTCTGTACACTAGGTACGTTTAATGATTCACCTTGTTGAATTGCAAAGATGCCTGTCTTGCTCCACCATACAGGAAGACCCTCTGCTACGGTAAAAGAGTTTTCATACGTAAGACCTGTATCACTGATACGGGTAATAGCATACTCTGTAGCTCTAAAAACATTGTCAACACCAGCAACTGCCCATACACCGTTCTCAGCAAAGACTAGAAGGGATGCACCTATAACGTGTAGCTTACGTACATTGAAAGCATCTGGTATACTAACAACACCACCATCTGTATCTAGCAGGTCACTAAGCACCTCAGATGTTGGGTCAAACTGTTGGTAACAATTTCCCATGTCGGCAAGTCTATCAGACAAACGAGAGAAGTAAATCTTTCCTCCGTTCTTAGCTGAGTCTATACCTGAGTAAAAAATTCTACCAGCATAAGCTGCAACGGTACGAAACCTAGCTGACTCTACCTCGTTTGAAAGGCCTGATCTGGCTTTGTTGAATACGTTTAAAACAAAGTGTCCGTTAGCTGCTAGTGAGGAGCCAGTATAAATTTCTGCCCAATCCGTTGCACTAAATGCACCATTTGCATCTTTACCTGCATACCAAGCATGGGTAAGGGGAAGACCAGTATACGCTGGAGCATTGGTAGCTCCCCAGCCTACGTTCTTAGCATCGTATGCCCTTGCTCCACTATTACTACCGTTAGAAAAATAAGAACTTGTTACCTCAGTATCTGAACCTTGCCATTCAAAGTCTCTTTCTTTAAAGGCTATAACTGCTTCAGAGAAGGCACTGGTAGAAGTATTAAACTCTACGTAGAAAGTATTACATGCAGGTGAAGCTACAACTAAAGCCCCGTTAAGGGCTGAAACTTGTATCCGTTCATTTGCAGGGGAAAGGCCGTTAGAGGCTGTGTAGGTGTTCAGGTTTACAGTGTCTGCATACTTGTTAGCAGACAGAGGGTCAGCAGACTTCTCGTAGAAGTAAAGAGTTTCATTGACTTGAACAACGAGAAACTCAAGGTTAGGTTGACCAGCAACGTTGTACCAGTTTAGAGTTTGGATAAGAGCACCTTCAGGTACAACAATATCTGATAGTACATGGTTGGGTTCGTAAGCTAAACCTTTACGCCTACGTCTAGTACCGTCAAGTTCTAATGCACAGTTAAGTTCATCTACAGAAGCACCTTCTGGGAACGTAAGTTCAGAAGCCTCAGTAATAAGACCTTTAACAAACTTGTTAACCGTTCTCTGAATAAGGCTCTGTGCCATCTAGTGCTTCCTTCTTAACCTTACGTTCTTTAAATCGGTCATTGACAGCTTTTTGTTTGGTAGGTTTTCTAGCTTCAAGGTGGGCTAAGAGAGCTTTTAAAGCACCTGAGATACCAGTGTAGCTTCCTGAAATTTCTTCTGGTACTGGCCCTCCACCTTCGTACTTAATCTTGTGAAACTTAAAACCATCTTGAGGTTTGTAAACTAGGAGAGCTTGTTCTGTCTTGGGACTTTCTACTCTAATTTCTGATCCATCTGGACTGTGAGTAATCTTAACGTCTACCATAGTTGTTCCTAAACCTTCCTGTGTTTAGTCTGTGCTTGTCATTCTGTACATAACTCTTGTGTCTTTTAGCAGCCTGTTCAATCTTAGGATCGACACCAGACTTAAACAATGACATTGCTGTTGATTTGGATTCGGCTAGTAGGTAGGGAAACATTGTACCGTCAATGTCAGGAATAAAACCATCCTGTGTTACATCGAAGGTAGGGTACTTAACTCCGTAGCCCCTTGTCTTACTGCTCTGTAGGGTAGCCTCAAAACTGGAATCAAAGCTATCGAACACGATTGTCTCATCATCAAAGGATGTGTAGTAAGAAGGCATAGTATCGTTACGAATAAGTAAAGTGCTTCCAGAGTTTACATCTGCAACCTTTACTACTGTACTGGAAAGACTGTCTCTTCCATCTGAGATAGAGAAGAACTCGTCTGGTGTTAGGTAGGTTGTCCTACGGTAATCAATGCCACCAGAAGTCTCAGATACGTTGTAGTCTAAAAACTCAATGTTCTTTACACGTAAAGGAAAGGCAAAGTGTGTAGGTCTAGCTGACTGAGATAGTGAGTCCAGCTTTAATATTTGGGCATGTTCAGGGATAAAACGAGAAGCTACAAGGCTGAAGAAGGTTGTCTTAATAACTAAAGCAACTTGCTCTGCTTCATTAGAATCCGATAGGCTGTTAATCTCTTCCGAATCCATGTCGGATAAGATGTTCTGCACCATCTCTAGAAGAGTCATTTTCATGTTATGCACTCATTCCAATAATTGTAAAGTAGATAGATGCATAGTTAACCGTCACAGCATCAGCACTTGCTTTAGTTTTAATTTCAATGTAATCGTTCTGGGCCAAGGCAGTTAAACCTGTAACTGTAATAGAACCCCAAGTACCTGTGGATATACTACGGATTGCTCTTGATCCTACAATCTCTGTTCCGTTCTTAAACAAGGCCCACTCAATATCGTGGCTGGGGCCAGTGGACTGTGTAGCAGATAGAGTAAGATTTAAAAGACCTGTGATTGCTGTAGCACTTGTATACTTTAAACGTAGGTTAGGAGAGGTAACTACTGTAAAGCCATTGTTTACTGTACTGTCTACCGTAGGAGAAAGAAAAGTCTCTGTTGTACTCGTAACAAGGATGTGACCATACGGGGAAGCTTTATCAAATGTTGTAGCTACTGCTAAGTGTTGGTGTATAGGTTGCCACGTACCTGAACCAGAACCATTAGCTACGTAAGTAGAACCACTGCTTGCAGCAGCCGTACCTTTAGGTTCGTGAAGGGAGCTACCAGTAAGTACTGAGTGTTCTACGTTAGCCATTGTGATTAGTCCTTATCGGGGGAGACTTGTTAAGACTATTATACACACAAGTAAAATAGTTGTCAAGTGAAAAAGAGTAGAAGGAGGAGATTTCTCCCCTCCCCCTGTATTTATGTCACTATGCTAAAGGAGCAGTAAGTACAGTAACAAAGTTTTCTGGACGGTACAATTTCAGACCGTAACGTGCAGTAGTAACAAACTCTGTACGTTGGTAGTCTTTGTTGTACTCTGTGTCCACAGTTGGCATCTGACGCCATGCACCAACAAACGGTACTACTGCTTGGTCAGCAGAGAAGAACATGTTGTTGAGAGCTACGTTTGGAGCAGCTATGCCACCAACTGTTTCAGCACCAGCATTGGCACGAAGGTAGTTAGAAGTATAAACGTCAAAGCCGTAGATGTTGGCGATGAAGGACATACCTGTTGCAATACCTGTGTTGACGATACCTTCCCACTTTGGGTTGTTAGCAACTGTTGTCAAGGATGAAAGTGTGTTCAGTTCAAACTCAACTGATGGGTCTACAATAGCAACGAGGTTACGTTGTGGAACCTTACCAGTTTTTAATGCACGAAGGGCTTTAGCAAAGTCAGCTACACCAATCTTGCCACTGCCACCTGATCCTACCATACGGTGAGCAACACCATTGATAAGGTTCGGGTTAGCATTTGTTTGTTCGGAACTTAGTTTCATAATGTCTGTTTCCAGACGTTCCATCAAAGCACGTTCCTGAAGTGGTACGAACTGTGACATTACTTCGTTTGCATAGTACACATCTTGCATTGCTTTGTTTGTGATGTAGTTACCAGACTGCAAGTACTCAGTAATTGTGAAAGTAAACTGAGCATCGTCAAGTGCTGTGTATGCAACACTTGTGTCCTCAGTGTAGTTAGCAACGGTTGCATCACCCAAGGATGGGATTTTAAAGGTATCACCGTCTGGGAAGCTGTCGAGCCACTTCACATACTGCATACCTTGCAGTTCGTCACGTAAGATTTCTTTAAGTTCGGCAGACCAAACTTCAGCACGTTTCATTAGTGCTAGGGTTGCTACTGTATTACCAGCCATTGTCGTATTCCTTATTTCATAAAGTTGTCACCCAGACGGTCGGCATCAGCCATCATTTGCCGTTGGGTTGAGGGTTTATAGTATAGCTTAGAGTTTTCTCTACGTAGCTTCTGATAGAAGGCGAAGTCTTGAGTAGAGGATGCTTGCATTGTAGAACCTTCAGTACGAATGCTCCCTTGAATTATTGGAGAGAGTTGAGGTGCTGGCTTACCCATGAGTTGCATAAATGCAGATGGGGATTTAGCAGCCATACCTTGTAGCTCTGCCATTGGTAGTCCAAGTTCAGAAGCCTTCTGTTGTACAGCAGAGGCAGCTTCCGTTCCGTAGGACTTTTCAAGTTCCGATTCAACTAGGGCAATATTGCTCTTTGCAAAACCTTCTTGCTCTCGTTTCTTCAGGGTCTGTTCAACTAGGCTCTCAATGTTTGCTTCACTCGAATTTAGCTGGGTGTTAGCCGTACTCGAAGTGCCACCGTTATTATTATTGGGGTCTGAAAGTTCGGCGGTGGATTCCGAGGCCGTTTCTCTCAGTTGGTCTGCAACTCCTAGTCGATAAGCCTGTTTCTCTAGGTCAGATTTTAAAGCAGCATTCTCTTGTTTCATCTGTTCGATAAAACTATCTGCTTCTAACTTCCCTTTAGCTAGTGCTTCGACATCATTGAACTTACGTCCCTCTCCCACAAGATCACCTAGGACTGAAGAACTGGTCGGCTCTCCAAAGGCGGATACTTGTTCAGTCTGTGATACAGGGGTCACCTGATCCTCAGAAAATACCCTCATTGTTATTCCTTGTCTAAGTTGATGAGATCAAGAACAGTGGTCACTGCCCTATTAAACCCATTACGATCTGCTTGCTTGTATGCCCACGAAGGGGAGTCATAGTCACTAGCAGGGTTACTATCCTTGAGCAGAGGCTCTAGAATTTCTTTAAGACGGTCAAGGCTCTCACGATTTGATTGGAGTACTTGGGTAACCGACTCTTTATCTTTCTTAGTCTTACAGCCCTTAAACCATGCTGTCTTCATTACTGCTGTTCCTCTTCAGCTACTTGCTCTGCAGGTGCAGCCTCAAGCTCTTGCATACCCTCTTCAGCCTTCTCTTCCTGTTCAGCTTCAAAATCAACTTGAGCTTCTGTGACAACTTTCTGTGTTTCAAGTTGCTCAGTAACTGAGATGTTTTCACTGAAGAGTGCTGGCTCACCAAGTTCATCTGCAAGCAAACGAGCAAACTCTTTACCTGAAAGGTGGGCAGCTACCGTAGGATCAGATGCTTTAATTTGGAACATGGTGGTGAGGTTCTGCACACGTTGAGCACGTTCAGCAAAGTGTCTGGCTCCCAAGGGAACAAGCTTACCATTTGCCTTAATGTCCTCACGGGTAATCTGTGTAAAAAAGTAAAGACCTGTATCATCGTTAAGCACACGTACTGTATCTTGATAGTCCATATTTCTACGGGATACTTCAAGCATAGCATTTAAGATTGGCTCAAGGAACACACGTTCAAAGTGAGCAGTCTTGTGTTGGAAGATACGTCCAGCTGCAGTCATTAGCTGACCTACTTCAAAGGCTGTCTTCTCACCTGCACTACGAATACCCATAGCTTCACGGGGAGCACCAGCCATCATTTCCATCTTAGCTTCGATGTTGTTTATCTGGAAGTCAGCATTCAAGGCTGTTGTATCTGGTGCTAAGTAACCAACGTCACCCTCATCTCCAAGGTAGATACGAGCATTAGGAGCAAAGTCAAAGTCCTCTACATCTCCACGTATCTTAAGAACGGGGTAGGCTATCTGGTCAAACACATCAGCCTTTAAGTTTTCAAGATGGTCGATACGGTACTGCATCCCAACTAGATTGTCAAGCGGCCCCATAGCATAAAGGTTGTCAGGACGTTCTCTCCACCCTGCATGGAAGATAGGGTCACGGCCTAACCAGCTAGGGTTTTCTTCATTGCTTAAAACGTATGCACGATCAACAATAGTAATTATACGGTTGTTTAAAAACTCTCCGTTCTCTGAGTCGTATATGTCTCCGTAGAAAGTAAGTACCTCTACGTAGTTAGATTCATAGTACGAGGAAATGTTTGAGAAACCATCAGCTACAAAACCTTCTGACTTACTGGTAGTTACGTCTGCACCAAGAGAAGTTGAACGGTTCTTTAACATCCTATCAAAGATTTCAGAAGTGTACTCAGGATTTAAACCTGACTTAATCTTACGTTGTATCTCACCCATTGTAAGAATAGATCGTATAATTTTAGGGCTGTCACCAAATTCAGATGCAACAGGATTGAAGCAAATGTCGTAAGGAGAAACACGTACAAGTTTAGGCCCAATATAATTTACTACACGGTCACCGTCTTTGTACTCTGTTATCTTACGTTGAAACTCTACCATAGCAAAACAATTACCGTACTGGATATAGTCGTTAATCAGTCGGCTTGTTGTATTAACAAAGTCTGACTGATTGATCTTGTTGTCCATGTAGGCTTGTATAATGTCTCGTTTTATCTTAACGTCTGAGTCTTCATCAGTTGCCTCAAACCTCATCCAACGCCTCTGGGGAAACAGTGCTGCAAAGTAGTTAGCATGTAGGTTGTCAGCAATCTGTGTGAGCTTTGGAGTAGTAGTAGAGTTAGACCAAGGCAACTTGTTATTGCTTGTTGTACGTGTATCTGTAGCATAGATGTAGTTACGAAGCTCTTTCCATTCCTTAATCTTTTCAGAACGGGCATTGTTCCACTCAGTCCAACGGCTAGAAACATCCACAGCCAAGGCGTGAGGATCAATCATGCTTTCAATATCTATTGTAGTACCAGCCATTTCGACTCCTAAGACTTAGCTTATGTGATAATAATATCACAATGTAATTTTATTGTCAAGTGCTAAAATGCAACACCACCAAACTTAGGGTGAAATACTACATTGTTTTCTTGACCTTGGGTTCTTCTTACTGACACACTTGGCTTGATAGCTACCTCAACAGCAGCTGCTAAACAGTCCTTGCAGTCATCGTGGGCTGGGTTGTAAGAGACTAGCTCTTCCTCTAAGACTTGACAGTTGCCGCCACGGTAGTGATACACCTGTAAGTTGTCGTAACGTGGTTCAAGGATTGCTGCAATACGTTCCTCTTTAGAACCTTGGTGACGGTTAGGTCTGTGCTCATCAATCTTTAATGCTAGACCGTTAGGCTTGATGTAGTTATCTTTAAGTTCAGATACGATGGCTGACTGAGCAGCTGTACACTCTGCTCTTAGCTTCCTGAAGTCCCAACGGTTTAACAAGTCAAGTATGTGCCTGAAGTATTCAGAAATCTTATCTGTCTTAAAACGATCTATGTCTAAAACATATACGTTATTTTCAGAGTCCACTCCAATGACGATGATGGCAGTGTAGTCGGCACGTTTACTGACAGAGTAAGCAAAGTCCACAGCTGCACTAACATTTAATTTACGTCCTAGATAATGCCACTGTCCGTTGTCTCTAGTCATATGCTTACGTTCATAGTACTGAAACTTCTCATAGGCTATAGGCTGAGTGTCAGGATCAGTAGGGTCATTGTAGTACTGAGCACGAAACTGAACTCTGTCTAAGTACTGTCCACGTTTCTTAGCTAAGATTTTAATGTTAAACCCAAAGTACTTACCATCTCTACGTAGCTGACGGGGCCAAAGAAAGTCACCAGTACCGTCACCATCATCCTCTACAGCCCTCTCCATTACTTCATAGATTTCTGCCTTACCTTCTAGCTCACCAGCATCTGAGTACAGGTCTTCCTCCATGCCCATTAGATCACTGTAAAGGTCTTTCGGGTGGTAACGTGTACCGACTACCCACTCCTGTGCCTCACTGCCCTCTATAGAGGATAACAGGGAGTACTGAGATTTAACTTTGTTACGTCCCTCGTTAGTGTAAGCATTCTCAAACACAACAACATCATCTAGTACTGCAATGTCACAGTGCATACCTGTAAGGGAAGTAGTAAGTCCACCAGTAAAGATTGATGGGTCACGTATAGATTCTTTCTTACGGTCTGGGTGGTCTAAGGCAATCTCAGATGTAGTCCACTTCTCTCGTTTACTCTCATCTTTGTTTAAGTGTTGAGGCCAATACTTCTGGTGTATGTCTGACTCAAAGATGTTCTTGATAAACGATAGCTGCTTCTGGGCTAGGTTGGAGGTAGCTGAAATGTACAGCACCCGTAGGCTAGGGTTCTTAGTTAACTCCCATGCAACCCTGTAGGCTACCATAGCTGACTTGCCGTGGTCACGAGGAAACAGAAGCAACTGATGGGTCTTAGCTTCTTGCCTAGTCCACCACTTGCACACATCTTCGTGGCAGTTACCTAGTACTCGTTGAGGAGCTACAAGCCTAATGAAAGTTATTAAGCTTGTTTCTGCAGCCTCTCTGATTTCAGTTAGAGTAGCCATAGTGTGCTCATGGTGCTTCCCAGATGCATGTGTCTTCATTCAGAACCCAGCCTTCATCTGGCTGAGGCTCATAGAAGGCATCCCGTGTTGCATCGTATATTGAGCCAATGCCAGCATAGTTCTTACGTAGAGGTGTGCCACCGTCTGAGTGTACGCCGCCTAAAGTGTTGTAGCTAGTTTGCAGCCACGTACCCGCCGAGCTATCTATGAATGTATCGAAGAACTCAGCCTCTGCTACAATGACTTGCTCGACGATGCCGCCGTTTACTTTTGCATAATGTGCCATGTTTTATTCTCCTATGCCGTTAGATAACGGATTATTACGATGCCTGATCCGCCGTTAGAGCCTATTTTTTCAGAAGCAGTGTTAGAGTCATCTGCTCCACCGCCCCCACCGCTACGATTTGCAACAGCATTTATTGCATTGGTTACGTTCCTTCGAGCAGCGGTACCTGCATTAGTACCTGCTGTTCCTGTGGCACCACCAGTTCCAGAAGACGCTGCGCCACCGCCAGAAAGAGATATTGATGTCCCGTAAGTGTTAATCGCCGCAGAGCCTCCATTCATTCCTGATCCAGCAGTACCTGAGCCACCTCCACCGCCGCCATTTGCCGTGTTTCCACTAGCACCTGCATTGCCTTGACCAGCAGTACCTGCGCCACCTGCGTATGTAATTGAACCATATCCACCCATTCCGCCACCAGAGCCACCTGCTACTCCGACAGACCCTGAACTAGGCCCTGCGTGGCCTCCCGTTCCGCCTCCTACTGCTGTCTGACTATTAAAAGTAGTGGTTGCTCCATTGGCACCATTCGCATTGGAAACTCCACCTGCGCCACCTGCTCCGATAACAATAGGGAAAGTCCCAACAGCTATAGCTTGGTCGGATAGGACTATAAGGCCACCTGCTCCGCCGCCACCTGCTCCACCCGATGCATTTTCACCACCTATAGCTCCACCGCCGCCACCACCACCCGCTGCAACATAGAAATCTATGCTACCACTGGAAGAAACGACAAAGTTACTAGAAGATGTAAATGTGTGGATTGTATAAAGACCAGATGTTGTTACTGTCCCACCTGTTGCAGATGGGTTTGGACTAATATCTCCAGTTCCCTCACCCACGTTTTTCCAAAGATTAGACCCAGCCGTAGCATCCGTTAAGATATACTGCTCACCAGAAGTCTTGTTAATCCACATATGTCCAACACCAGATGTCGGGTTGGTGTTTCGTGTTGGGTCTGATGTGGAAACTGTGCAGTCTGTCAGGGTAGCTAGGCTACTGGAAACACCAGTAAGGTTAGCACCACTACCAGTAAACGATGTAGCTGCAATGTTACCAGCACTGTCTAATGTTGCAACAGTTCCATTACTGTCTGGTAGTGTAATGGTTCGATCAGTGTTTGTGTTAGGAGTAGAAAGTGTGACTACGCCAGTGCCTGATGCATTCGGGGTAAGGGCTATCTTACTCATTATACTATCTCCTGACTTATAAGATCAACTGTAGTGCCGCCATCCAGAGTGAAGAAGTCGTAGGTTACTCTTTTTAAATTTTGGGGTGTAGTAGGTGGGGTAACTACTGATGAAGGAAGGCTCAAAGTGTAGTAATCAGCTAAGAGGAACTGGTGTATTTTTGTATTTGAACCATCTTGCCCTATAACGTACATATCCTCTCCTAGAGGACTGAAAAAAACCGATTTAATAGCAGAACTTTGACTTGATGTTGACGTAGACCTAACATAAGTTGCAGTAGAAATATCCCAGCCAGTAGATAGTGTATATTCTAAAACAGCTTGGTTTTGGTCATCTGCAATATACATTTTAAGGCCATCAGTCTTTCTAAAGTGTAGACCGATAGG